TGTACGTCAAGCAGATCCAGTAGAATTGAAATTAGAAAGATTTACAGAACCAATTAAACTGCGTCCTTTAACATCTGCGGAGTCAGATTTAATTAATGACCGCTGCTTTAAAAATAAGCCAGGTAGAAAGGGGCGCCAAGAGCGTGTGTTTGATCCGGTAGCTTATAACCGTGGAATTAGTGTTGCTGCGATTATTTATCCGGATTTAAATGATACCGAGTTACAAAAATCATATGGAGTAAAAGGTGCTGAGCAGTTGTTTGGTGCAATGTTCTGGGTTGGAGAAGCATCTCAAATCTCTGAAAAAGTATCAGAGATTAGTGGTTTAGATCATGCTTTAGAAGATGAGGTAGATGAAGCAAAAAACTAATCCAGGGCGGTGAGGATGAAAGAGATGGCTTGGCATTTTATGCACATGTAGCTCTTCATCGTTTCAATATACCGCCCAGTCAGTTTTTAGGTATGAATCGCAAAGAGCAAGCTTTTATGATTGCTAGTATGGATATTGAACTAGAAAAAGAAGCAGAAGCTGCTACAAAAAATAAGTAATCAAAAGTCATAATATGAAAATAGTAATAGAAATCCCTCGATTATCCATGTATATTTATGGATAGGGAGGCGAATTTTTATGAAAAAGTTTTTTAAGTTTGGTTGTGGCGGTATTGTTGCTTTAATTGTACTATTGATCATTGTAGGTGCTTTAGTGGGCGAGGATAACAAGGATTCATCAAATAAAGAAAAAGTACCTGCTTCAACTACTGCCAGTGATGAAGGTAAGAAGGATCAACCTGTAAAAGAAGAAATTGAAAAAGTCGGAATTGGTGAAGAACTCACGGTAGGTAAAGTAACTTTTAAAGTCAATTCAATGGAAGAAGTGAATGAAATCAGTGCTGCAAACGGCTATATGAAATATAAACCTGATGCAGAAGGTGCTGTTTTTTTAAATGTAAATGTAACTGTGCGTAATGATGGTACAGAATTAATTAATACGGATTCAAGCTTCTTTAAACTAATTGCTGCAAACGGTGCTGAGTACTCTCCTTCTTCAATTATTGTAGCGGATGATAAGTATTTTGCGTTTGAAGGAATTAACCCAGGACTTGCCTTGACTGGAAATGTGGTATTTGAAGTGCCACCGGGATTAACAGGGCTGGATCTACAAGTGCAAACAGGTTTTTGGGGTACTGAAACAGGTACTATTAAGCTAAATTAAATTACTTATAAAGTCACTCATTTGGGTGGCTTTTTATTATGCTCTTTGGGAGGGAGATATATGTCTGTACGTACATCAATGTCTCTAACGGACAGAATGACAGGCACATTGCAGAGTATCATGAGAGCTATGAATAGCACCATACGCACTATGGAACAAATGAATACGACTTCCAATCGAGCCATGGATATGCATAGCTTACAACGGGCTAGACGTGATATAGAGAATGCGCAATCGGCTTTAGCTAGATTGCAAGAAAGTGCAAGGCAAGCAGGCAGGGAAGGTGAAAACGCTGGTAATCGTATTCATAGGAGTTTCGAAAGAACTAGTTCTGGAGGAATACCAGCCGCCACAAATAGTGTAGGGAGATTTTTGGGTAGACTCGCAGGTATTGCTGCGGCCATTATTTCAGTTCAGGCATTAGCTGCAGGATTTCAAAAATTAGCAGATGCATCAGATGCGTATAGTAATACAAATGCACGACTGGCTAATATTAATGATAATTCACAAACGCAAGCAGAGTTACAGGATAAAATTTATAGAGCTGCACAAAGAAGTCGCAGTGCGTACAATGATACGGCAGCCAGTGTGGCAAAGCTAAATCTTCTTGCGCGTGATGCTTTTTCAAGTAATAACGAAGCGATTCGATTTACAGAGCTGATGAATAAATCTTTTGCAGTATCAGGTGCATCTACGCAAGAAAAACAAGCAGGTATGTATCAATTAACACAAGCCATGGCGGCAGGTAGACTTCAAGGTGATGAATTCCGTTCTATCATGGAAAATGCACCATTACTTGCACAAGCTATTGCCGATTCAACTGGTAAGAGTATGGGAGATTTAAAGGATATGAGTGCCGAGGGTACCATTACAGCGGATGTTATTAAAAAGGCGTTATTTTCAGCCACAGATGCTATTGAAGATAAATTTAAAAATATGCCATTAACTTTTGCTGATGCCATGACGATGTTCAATAACTGGGCACAAAGAGCATTCGAACCGTTATTTGTACGATTCGCCCAGTTTGTTAATTCTGATGCTTTCGGTGTATTAGCTGGACATGCCATGATATTTGTGAATCTATTTGTATCTGGACTCTCATTTGTATTTGATATGCTGCAAGCCCTTTATAATGCTATTGGTGCTGTCGGTCAATTTATGTATGATAATGCAAATTGGATTGTTCCTATTCTAGTAGTACTTGGTACCATCATTGGTTCAATCGTTGCCATTTTAGCAGCTAAATATGCCATCTTAGGTTTAATCAGAGTGGCTACGATGGCATGGGCAGCAGCTCAATGGGTCGTAAATGCTGCATTTTTAGCCAGTCCGATTACATGGATATTGATTGCCATTATTGCAGTGATTGCATTGGTCGTAATGTCGATGGTAATGTGGGGAGAGCAAACTGCTACGGTTGTTGGTTTTGTAGCAGGTATATTCGCTGCATTAGGTGTATATATACTCAATCAATTCATAAACATAGCAAACTTCCTTACTATATTTGCTGAATTTTTTATTAATTTATTTATAGATCCTGTCTATGCTGTGAAGAAATTATTTTACGATTTAGTTATGATGGTGGTTGATAATATGTCTGCAATGGCAGGTAGTTTTGATAGTGCAGCAACAGTTTTAGGGAATGTTTTTGTAGCAGGAGCTAATATTGCAATAAAAGCCGTAAACGGATTAATTAATTTATTAAATAAAATTCCTGGCATAAATATTGGAACTGTAGGAGAATTACAAGCAGGTAAATCTAATATCGTGACCAAACATTGGAAAAATTTCGTTGCTAACTTGAAACCACCAACTAGCGATAAAAATGTAGTTAGTTTGTCCAAAACAAATCTAATGAGTATCCCGGATGCTTTTAATAAAGCGAGTGAATGGGCCTATAACGGTACGATGAAAGCTGCTGATAAAGTGAGTGGGTTGGTTGATAAAGCCAAAAGTTTGGCTGGTTTAGGTAAAGATGATAAAAACAAAGACAATCCATTCCTCGATCAGGCTAGCTTGATGGATGATGTCATGAAAACAGCACCATCAGAGACAGGGCTAGGGGCTAAAAATGACCCTGACAAGGGAAAACTAAAGGGTGGTAAGTTAGATAAAGTCGATAAAATCGGCAAAGTGGATTTAGCGGATGAGTACCTTGAAATATTCAAGGATATTGCGGAAGGACGGGCGATTAATAATATCATTTCTCTAACGCCGAATCTACAAGTGCAAAATACCTTTGAGGATACAGCAGGTAGCGTATTGGGCAAAGTATTGAATAGGATTGGCGACTTGTCCAATGTAGGTGGTTATGCAGCAAAATTGAATAACTTAGTTTCACAGGCGCTAAATGTACCCACAAAAGATAATATCAATGTATCCAAGGATATACGGGAAAGTGTTGCAGCATCGCCCATTACAAATAACAGCAAGACAGTTGTGCAGCATATTCAAAGTGAGCCGAAGATTGAATTTTCTGGTGATATTCATAAAGATGTCGATTTAGAGGAATTGATGAAAGCGATCATTAAATGGCTGAAGGATGAACAAGATCGCTCCACTGAGGGGGTCTACGAATGATAGGTATCTATCTTAGTGCTAAAAATGATGCGGAAGGCTTTCGTATCCCTATAAACCCCCCAGAACTACCCTTTAAAATTAGTGCAGATGGTGAAGGATTTAAGATTGCTAATACAGGAGCAGTCAATGTACCTAAGCCTATGCAGTTAAAGGAATTTTCTTTTTCATCCTATTTGCCTGCATCAGAAACCCATTATGCAGAAACCCAATTTATAGAGCCTAAAAAATATATTGAGCAGATTGAGAAGTGGATGGCGGAAGAGACAGTCATTCGCTTTATTTTTGTAGGTGGATCTTTCACTGTGAATGAACAGGTAACGGTGGAATCATTTGAATACAAACAACAATATGGAACGGCTGATGTAGATTACACAATCTCTTTTAAAAAGTATATGCCATTTGGGTTTAAAAAGATGGAAGTCGTTAAAAAGAAAGCAGCAACTGTAAAATCGGTTGATAAAGATAAAAAATCATCAGAACAAGTAGTTAAAAAGGAACCTCCCAGGGAGAATCCTAAGCCAGTACCCCAAACATACAGTTTGGTAAAAGGTGATTCATTGTGGAAGATTGCCCAAAAGTATACAGGGAATGGCGCTAACTATAAAGCATTGCAATCACTAAATGGTATTAAAGATAGTGATTTGCGGAGACTGCCAATTGGATTAAAAGTAAAAATCCCACCCGAATGGACAGCTAAAAAGTGAGGTGATATACATGGAAGTGTTAATAGATAATCGGGATGGTGCTATCTATGAAGTACCTGTCACTTCTCTTAGTTGGAAAACGGAAAAAAGAGGGAAAGCATCAGAGTTGAATGTATCTATGTTAAATCCTGAGCCATTAAAGAATAAAGTAGTTTCAGGTGCAATAGTACGTGTAACAGACGGTATGCACAAAATTTTTTATGGTTATTCCTTTAAAACAGGTTTTGGCAAAAGTAATGAATTTAAGGTTACTGCTTATGACCAACTTAGGTATTTAATGTACAATGATACGTTTGTAATGAAATCAATGCAGGCCGAGGAAGGTATAGCGCAAATATGCAATCAAGCTAAATTAAAATTAAGTACAACTAC